GTACTATTACCAGCTATATTAGATATGGTAGTGGTGTTGATAAGCAAATGGAGGCTATTAATTTAGCTTCTGATATGGGTCTAATCCACAAGGGTGGTGCTTGGTATACATTAATATCCTTAGAGGATAAGCCCAAGTTTCAGGGGACTGAAAAAATCAGAGCCTATCTAATGGAGCATCCAGAAGTTTATGAAGAATTGGTAAAGTCGATTAAAACTACTATGGGGATTAAATGCTAGTAAAAGATCTAGACAATAATAATCATAATTGGCAACTAACTGGTAATATGTCAAAGGGGTCTTTGGAGAATAAGTCTTCTTATCATTTAAAGGCTAGAGAACTATTAACTGATTTGTTTCCAACGCTACAAATCTTAGAAGAGGTACCAATCCCCTTACGACGATCAGAAACCTTATTTTTAGACTTTTATTTACCTTTAAAGAAACTCTGTCTAGAAATTCATGGTGAACAGCATTATAAGTTTGTAGCCTTTTATCATTCCAATATGTTGGGATTTTTAAAGGCTCAAAAGAGAGATAAAGAGAAGCAAGAGTGGTGTAGCATTAACAATATCCAATTTATAGAGTTACCATATGACGAATCAATTGACGACTGGCGACAAAGAATCCAAGGCTAAAACATCTAAAGAAGAGCTACAGTACTGGGATGATATTCTAGATCAGTATGAACAAAATTTAGGATTACCAGAGTATGCCGTATCTTTTGCTTCAGACGAGATCAATACCTATTTGACCATGAACAGAGACTCTATAGAAAAATTATCTCCAGAAGACTGCGCCCAGATAGCATATAGATTAGCCCAATTCTCATTCCATTTACAAAGGTCTATTAATAGAGAGATCGCAAGACATAATTGGTCTGAAGAGAAAATTAAAGAAACAATATCTGATGAAATTAATAACTATAAAGGCTATGGCTATATAGAAAAATCTTATCAGGCGATTAAGCATAATGATAAGGCACAATCATTAAACAATATCAAAAAATATGCAAAACAAAGAATCGATAGACTATCATATATAGCGAATAATATTAAAAACTTATCCGATATCATTTTAGCAGTTCAAAAGACAAAGGTGAAACATGGGAATTGAAGACATTCTACAGGGGTCAAACCCAAACGAAATCAAGAAGCTGATCGCTCTTTTACAAAGTATGGTTGACACGGCTAATACAACTGAAGATCATAGTACTGAACAGGATGCTGACGAAGACGAATCTTCAAGTGCTATGAAAACTCGGTCGAGAAAGCTTAATGGTAATAGCAAGGGCAAGAAGCCTTTTAAGAATAAGTTCTTGACTATGCCAGAAAAGAATATGCACAAAGAGGACATTGAGTTTGATAAAAAAGTATCAAAGCATTCTCCTGTTCCAAGGAATCGTACTTTTGAACCAATCAAGGTAACCTGTAGAGTATGTGGTAAAAGCGAGAAGATCAACCCATCTCTTGTAGAATCTATACAAAGATATAAATGTAATCAATGTTCAACACAAGCTGGCTAATTAAGGATAAATATGATTCTGTGTGACCCTGCAGCTGAAAGAGCAGTATTGGCTGGTATCATTACTTATGGTGACGATGCTTACTTGGATATTGCTGATATTATACAAGATACGACCTTTACTATTGATAGTAATAGCATCATATATCAATGCTTAAAAAAGATTTGTGAAGATTCTAGCCGTCCAAAAATAGATCTTGCTTTTATCTATTCTACGGCACAAGAACTAGGTTTTGCAAATATTCTATCTAAAAAAGATGAGGCGCAGCATTTAAAAGCTATTGCAGATTTTCCTGTTAGTCTTGAGAATGTTAGGAAATTTGCGGCTAAAATTAGAAAGCTAGAAATAGCAAGACTCTTACGCAAACAGTTAGAGACTGCTCAGGATAAAATACTAGACATTAATGGTAGCGAACCCATAGCTGCTATCCTTGGTATAGCAGAGGACGCTATCTTCAACTTCTCATCTCTGCTTAATGATAGCGATAATAATCCTGTTCATGTTGGCAAAGATATTGACTCTTATATTAAAAGCTTGGAAGATAGTCCTATTGATCAAATTGGTATACCAACAGGCTTTCCGGTTTATGATAAGGCTATAGGTGGGGGCTTTAGAAAAGGCACCGTTAATGTTATTGCGGCCAGACCAAAAACTGGTAAAACCCTGCTTGCAGATAATATAGGTTTTCATATTGCCAATAAGTTAAAAATACCAGTATTAAACATGGATACAGAAATGAATACTGTAGACCATATTAATAGAGTTTTGGCCATGAATACGGAAATTGAGATTAACGCTATTGAAACTGGTAAATTTGCAGAGTCACCAGATAAAAAGATGAAAATAATAGAGGCTTCAAATAGACTAAAAGAGACTCCTCTATTCTATAAATCAATCGCAGGAAAGCCGTTTGAAGAACAGCTAGCGATTATGCGTAGATGGATCTGTAAAGAAGTAGGATTAAACGATGATGGTACAGCAAAGCAGTGTGTTATTGTTTATGACTATCTAAAGCTGATGGATAGTGCTGGTATATCTCAAGACATGAAAGAATATCAAGTTCTTGGATTCATGATGACCGCACTACATAATTTTGCTGTTAGATACCAAATACCCATTTTATCATTTATTCAGCTGAACAGAGACGGCATAACAAAAGAAAGCACGGATACCGCTAGCGGTTCAGACCGTATTATCTGGTTGTGTAGTAATTTTTCCATCTTTAAGAGAAAGTCTGATGAAGAAATCGCAGAAGATGGCCCAGATAATGGTAATAGAAAACTACTCCCCCTAGTAAGTAGGCATGGTGGTGGGCTAGACGATAACGATTACATTAACTGCACCATGAAGGGCTGGTGTGCTAAAATTATTGAGGGACAAACAAGACTGGAACTATTAAACAATAATAGCCCCAGAGACAAAGGATTTATAATTAACGATGAGTCAAACATTGAACACAACGATGCAGACGAAGCACAAATCCCATTTGAATGATCAAGATAAACTTAAGGTCGTTTGTGACGATCTGTGTGATAATATCGAAGAACTTTTAAGTGTCTTAGATTTAGACTATAGCTATAGCAGTAAAATGGTTAGTATGGCGTGTCCTATTCACAATGGGGATAATCTATCCGCTATAAATATCTACCATACTGGAGACTATTATAGAGGTAATTGGAAATGTAGGACTCACGGATGTGATAAGTTTTTTAAGGGGTCTATTATTGGTTTTATTAGAGGAGTAATATCTAGCAGAAAATATAATTGGGTTAAAGATGGCGATAAAATGTGCTCATTTGAAGAAGCAGTAAATTTCTGTCTAGACTTCTTAAATAAGAACTACAAAGATATCAAAATCTCTAAAACCGACAAGGAAAAGAAACAATTCTCCGCTATCATAGAGCACATATTAGACAGAAGATCCAAAGACAATAATCAACAAACAATATCGTTACCAACCAGAGACACTGTTAGAAATTCACTAACTATGCCTTGTGACTATTTTGTTGGTAGGGGATTCGCACCAGAAATACTAGATAAGTATGATATTGGCATATGCGACAAGCCTAATAAGGAGATGTTTAATCGAGCGGTAGCTCCTATTTATAATAATGATCATACCCATATGATAGGATGTAGTGGTCGTAGCATTTTTGAAAAGTGCGATAGTTGTAAACATTTTCATGATCCAAAAATAGAATGTCCCAGAGATGAAGATCTGTGGAAATTTTCAAAATGGAAACACAGCACAAACGTTAGCATCAATCACTACCTTTATAATTTCTGGTATGCTAAAAAGTTTATTGCCGACTCCAGTGTGGCTATCTTAGTAGAGAGTCCAGGTAATGTTTGGAAGCTAGAAGAAAACGGTATACACAATAGCTTAGCTATTTTCGGATCTTCGCTAAGTGATCGACAGAAAATATTACTAGACTCGTCTGGTGCTATGGTTGTGGTTATATTAACAGACAACGACGAAGCTGGTCATAAAGCGGCCGAACAAATCAAAGCTAAATGTCAAAATACCTATAGGGTATTTCATTTTAAGATTTCCAAAAATGACGTAGCGGATATGAATAGCGAAGAAATTAATAACGAAATCAGGATACCATTAGAGAAAATTATATGACAAAAATTATTGCTTTTTCTGGCAGGAAACAATCTGGTAAAAGTACAGCAGCAGATTATATCAAATCTGTTATTGATAGGCATAATCTAAAGATATCTCATAGGATCTATAGCTTTGCTGATCCATTGAAACAAGATATTTGTATGAATATTTTAGGTATGACATATGAACAATGTTATGGTACTGATGACGATAAAAATACTACCACAGACTTAACTTGGAATAATAACCAGCTAACCGCAAGAGCAGCTATGGAGATTATTGGCACAGATATTTTCCGTTCACTTAAAAATAGTGTTTGGGTAGATGCCACAATAAATAAAATCAAAAGAGACAATCTAGACTTAGCTATCATAGCAGACTGTCGATTCCCGAACGAAGTCGAATCTATTAAAAATGCAGGCGGATTTATTATTAGGCTCGATCTAGACCCCTACCATTCTGAATCACCAAGCGAGTGTGCTTTGGACAAACACCTATACGACTGGAATAATTTTGACTGCATTATTCGAAATTCTGGAATGGATCTGGATAAAAAACACCAATCTATACTTCGCTTCTTATCTGATAAAGGAATACTAATATTATAATTACATATCTACGCAGTTCATCTTATGGTACACACAGTATGTGTGAGCAGCAATACTTTATTGAATATGTATTAGGAATGAAGAGTCCAAGTGGGATTAAGGCTGATAAGGGTACAATTGTGCATAAGGCTCTAGAAATCCTAGCAGACATAAAGCTAGCACAACAACAAGAGCAGTCTGTTGTAGATAGTGATATTATGGGCAAAATAGACCTCAACAATTATAGTTTTGATACAATCATTGAGAAAGTATATCAATACTATACTAGTCAATTTGCTCACCATGCTTGGGCAGTTAAAGACTATAAAGACTGTCATAAATGGGCATATAAAGCTATTACTGACAATAATGCCATGTTTGATCCTAGAAACAGAACAATAGTGCAGTCTGAACAAAGATTTGATATTGAGATTAAAAAGGAGTGGGCGAAATATAAATATGATCTTGGTGATGAAAAACTTCAGGGTAACTTGGCTATTAAGGGAAC